TATTTTTTTTAACTTTATGTATAAACCAATTTTTTGTAATTACAGAAAAATATGAAAACGCTTTTGATCCTCTGGAGGAATCATATTTATCTAAAATTGTAGTTAAAAATATTTTGCATTCACTTTTTAAATCATCAATATTTGGTAATGAATTAAACTTATAGGTATATACAATTTTTTCTACCATTTCATGAAAAGCAGGCTCAATTAAGGTAGTATATAAATAAGTTTTTTTATTATTATCACAGATAGAAGCATATTCTAGAATTGCTTCTTCGTGTAATTTAGTAAAATATTGATTTTTAACTACTTTTTGTTCTTGTTTAACGATAGGTTGTTGTTTAGGAGTAACTGGAAAAGTAATTATTTTTTTTTCAATCTTTAAAACGCTTTTAAGTTTTTTATTCTTTTTTAAAGGTTTATTAGATTTTGGTAATTGTTGCTTTTCTTTCTTTAACTTCTTCTTTTTCGTTAAAAGAATCTTCTTTTTCTTGTATTTCTTCATTTTCACTTTCAATAATTGAGTTCTTATATATACTGCAAGCATCAATAACTATTTTTGTATTAGTAATAGCAGAAGCCAAAACAGGATCTCCATAATAATTTTCCATTTGTAATAATGGTTGCAATAAAGCAATATATTCATTTAATAATTTCTGTAATTCATCTACGTTATTTACACCATAATATAAATTTTGCACTAATTTACGAGTATACCAAACAAAAATTATATTAATAGCAATAGATATACCTAATATTATAGACGTAAGAAAAATCATATTACATTGTCCTATTCTTATAGTCACTCTGACTATCTAGCAAAAGCTTTCTGTTGTCTTCTATCGCTTCTTTTACTCTAGTACCAGCCGCCAATTTGTCTTTGTCTCTTTCTGGTAAAGAGGTTAAGAGTGTTGGGACTTTATTAACTTCACCAACATGATGACAATCCAAGCACTCAGTGAGAATATCATTCATGCCATGAAAAGCTTTAAATGTACTTTCACATTTATTACACTTATAAAAATAAGTAGGCATACAATTATTCCTGTTTAGCAGCAAAAATACTCGCTGGTGGATTAGCAACAAGCAATAATCCTTCTTCAGATTGAAAATCAAAAGATTTTAATAATGGAACAATATCGGTTTGTTCCATTATAGATTTTTGTAAGGCTACCATTATGCATCCAAGGGCTTGATCTGAAAGTTTCATATTATTTCTCCAAATATTCTAGTGTTTTTTTAAAACCGTCTTTAAAAGTTGTAAATACAAAATTATCTAATATTTTTTTTAATTCTTTATTACTACCGTCTTTTCTATATTGACCATCTAAATTATTGTTAAAAACAAAATTAATTTTTTTATTGCTAATATCTTTAGCGATTTCACACATATCATAAATTGATAAATTTTCGTCTGGGGCAACAATTATTGGTAATTCTGTATTGTGATTATACAATAATTCTGGTATAATTTTACATAAATCATCAACAAAAAGCTGTTGACGCAATGGTTTACCAGTGCCCCACATTTCTATAGTGTCTCCATTAGAAGCTTTATGTATTTTATTCGCTAATGCAGCTACAAAATGTGAATTAACAGATTGGAAATGATCTTCTGGACCGTATATATTAGATGGACAAAAAGTAGAATAATTTAAATTATATTCTTTTCTGTAAGATAAGCATTGTATGTGTAATAGTCTTTTAGAATAGCCATATGACAAATTACTAATCGGTGGCGGTCCTAATTCTAGATCTTGTTCTGAAAAGGGATATGAATTAATAGTTTCTGGAAAAGCACACGTACTAAGACTTGCCAATACTCTTTTAGTACCACTTATTCTAGCAGCTTCAACAACATTCGTATTTATAAATACATTTTTATAAAAAAATTCTCCTTGATGCTCATTGTTATCCTTTACTCCTCCAACTCTTGCTGCTAAATGAACAACGGCATCTGGTTTAATATCTTCAAACATTTTTAATGTTTGTTCATAAGACATTAAATTATACTGTTTAGAAGTTGGATAAATCCATTCTGGTTTATATTTTTGTAATCTTTTACCTAAAAAACCAGAACCACCAGTAACTAGCACTTTAGTAATCATATTTTTCCTCAAAAAAAGTACCTGCGTTACAGTTATTTTTAAAAAATTCTTTTGTTTCTTTATTAAAGAAATCAGTAATCCATAAATTAATAATTTCTAAATATTGGTCTTTAGGTAAATTACCAAATCCTTCACAATAATGAAAAACTTTAATCTGTTTATTATCAAAGCTATATAATTTATTGTCTTTAATATAATATTTTTCAGTATAAGGTTTCCAAGGTTTTGTATAAGGTTTAGCTATAATATTTCCTTTACATCTGACATTGTATATAACATTACTAGAAGCGTATGGTCCATCAACAATAGTTGTTTTATATTTTTTATCCTTCCAAACTACTTCATTTAAACCACCTTGTTCAAAATATGTATCGTGAGAAAAAGATTTCTTTATAATATCTAATAAAGCATCTGAATTATTAAAGCATACAACGTCTGCATTTAGATGCGTTTCTTTATCAGGCGTACAAAAATCTTTTAAACATAATTGATATGGATAATCTAAAGTTGCCAATATATCGTGTTCATCATTATCTATGAACTCAGATAATCTATCGCATGTAATAGTATCAGAGCCTAATATGATAACTTTTTTATATCCATGCTTAACCATTACTTCATAACCAAGCATGTATTTCAAAATACCAAATGATATATCATTTTTATAACATTTATAATTTTTTATATTTTCTTCTGTAATAAGAAATGTATTTATATTTGGATGAAAAACAGTAAAACTGTTATAAGCTACTTTAGAAATTTTTTCATATCTTTTACCAAAAGATAATATTACACAACAAATATCTTTATCTACCATTTATATTCCTCTTTATAAAAGTTTACAATATTCTGTATTTCTTTATCAAAAACTTTTTTACTATTCCAACCTAAATTTTTTAGTTTAGAGCAATCGAGAGAGTATCTAACATCTTGTCCTATTCTTTTATAGGAATAATCAACATATTGTTTATAATCTACTTTCTCATTATAAAAACAATGAATAATTTTTTCTATTGTTTGATTATTGGTTTGTTCATAGCCAGCAGAAATATTGTACTTTTCATTTACTGTGCCATTATTTATAATATACATTATAGCATCTGCTGTATCTTCCACATGTATCCAACTTCTAACTGGAGTGCCGTTATTGTGTAATTTAATCTTTTTGTTTCTTAAAAGATTATATACTGAAAGAGGAATAAGCTTTTCTGGATATTGTCTTGGACCGTAATTATTGGTTGGTCTAATAATTATATATTCTAGATTATACGTTCTACTCCAAGATGTCACTAGCATTTCAGCAGATGCTTTGGAAGCGGCGTATGGATTACTAGGATTTAATAAATCTTCTTCTTTAAATGAACCAGAATTAATATCACCATATACTTCATCAGTGCTAATTTGAATAAAAACAGGTTTTTCTACTGAATTACTGTGTTTTAGTCTTATCAATTCTAATAAGTTTCTTACTCCCTCTATATTAGAATCAATAAACGGCTTACTATTAACAATGCTATTATCTACATGTGATTCGGCAGCAAAATTTATTACATAATCACAATTTTTTAAATATTTTAAATTTTTTATATCTTCGTGAATAAAAGTAAAATTAGGATTTTTTTTAAATTCTTCAACAATATTTAAATTAGAAGCATAAGTTAATTTATCAATACCATATACTCTCCATCCTTTTTTTAATGCTAAAGATGTAAAATAAGATCCTATAAAACCAGCACAACCTGTAATGTAGACTATTTTCATAAGTTTAATAAAGATTAATCTTTGCAAAAAATGCATCTACGACATATTTAATATAATTAAGTTTTTCTTCTGTTAAACCAGCAAAAGTTCCCAAGAAAAATGTATCTTTTGTAACTTTATTTGCAACAGGAAAAAGACTATTTAAATCGCCATATTCGCTAGCAAGTTTTTGATAGCCGGGATGAAATAAAATGTTACCACTAAAATACGATCTAGTTTGAACTCTATTGGCTTCTAGATAATCTACTATATCTTGTTTAGAAAATGGACAATTATCTTTTAAAGTCAATAAGAATCCAAACCAACAAGGATCAGAATTTTCCATAGCTTTTGGTAAATAAAAATATTTATCATATGGTTTAAATATGTTTAAAAGTTTTTCAAAATTATCTCTTCTGGCTTGTTCAAGAGTTGGTAACTTTTTAAGTTGTTCTAAGCCAATAGCTGCTTGAAGATCGAGTGGTTTTAAGTTATAACCAATTTCGTCAAAAACGTATCTATGATCATAAATGGCATCTGGCATACCGGGAAGCCAATTTCTAAATCTATTACCACAAGCAGTTTTGTCAGTTACGCATCCGGGTTTAGAAACATTGCAATAACACGCTCTTCCCCAATCACGAAAACTAGCTAAAGTCATTTTAGCCTGTCCATCATTTGTTGCTACAAAACCACCCTCTCCCATTGTCATATGGTGCGCGGGAAAGAAAGAGCAGGTAGAAAGATGACCAAACGAACCGAGCTTTTTATCTTTATACGTAGAGCCAAGGGCATCACAAGCGTCTTCTAAAAATACTAAATTATACTTTTTTACTAAAGCTATTAATCTGTCCATATCTGGTGGATTTCCAAGAACATGAGCAAATATTATCCCTCTAATCTCTGGGTCTTCTTGAAGTTTTTTTTCTACTTCGTCAAGATTAAGATTAAGGCTTGGTAATTCAACGTCTACAAATACTGGCTTAAGATTATTTTGTAATAATGGATTAATAGTAGTTGGAAAACAAACAATTGGAGTAATAAACTTAGCGCCATCTGGTAGATTGTATAATTTTTTAGATTTAGCGGCTGTTACCATTAACAGATTAGCAGAACTACCAGAATTGGTAAGAATACCTAATTTTTTTCCTAAAAGTAATGGAAATTTATTTTCAAATTCTTTAGAATTTTCTCCAAGAATAAGCCAACCGTTTAATAATGTATTAACAGCAGCAATATATTCTTTATCGTCAAACACCGGACCAGAATATGAAACCCAATCTTTTTCTTTATTCCAAGAAACATTATTTTTTTCATTAATATACTCAGAAATTAATTCTAATATTTGTTTCTTTTTATTCTCTAAGTTTGACATTTATAATTTCCTTTAATGATTGTTCTAAACCTTTAAAACGTATTGGTAATTGGTCAATAAGCTGTGAGCTACCAGTATATTCTTTATCAATAGAATTATTAAGCATAGTAGCATGATTTTCGCTATTAGTATAATCAATAATTTTTTTTGCTATATCAGACAGAAAATATTTATTTTTATAAACTATATTTATATCTTTAAATAATTCTTTTTCTATATTATTAATATAATATTCTAATACTAGGCACAAATCATAGGCAGAAACAAAATCTATTTTCTTTTCTTTATTAATAATAATGCTTTTATTATTTTTAATATTATTTAATGAATTAGTTATAAATCTATTGCTGCTTTCATATAAGCCAAAGCAGCCAAATATTCTAAAGTTATAAATTTTTTTATGATTTATGCTTTCTCTAGCAATAATATTTTTTGATAATCCATAATAATCTATCGGATTACGATTGAATATTTCTATCTCAGAAATATTGGATATTTCTAATCTACGATCAAAAGCTGCACCAGAGCAAAAATTAAATAGATAACCAAATTTATTTTTATTATCTAATAAATTATTAAACATATTTAGGTTTGAAACCAAAATATTATAATTATCAGTTATATCTCTTTTACCACCTACAACACAAGTATTTATTATTATATCGTATGTATTTTTAGAAAAATAATTATTAACAGATAATTTATTATCTAAATCTAGATCATTTCTATTTATATATTTAAAATTATGGTTATTAAAAAAGTTTTTAATTTCTTTTGCTAAGAAACTGTTTGATCCTATAACCAAAATATTCATATTAAAATTGATGCTGCTCTACAAGAATAGTAGATATACCATCTTCTCTCTCATAAGCAAACTTATAAGCTGGCAAAATTTGTTCTGCTTTTGTAAGTTTTACGACATTGACAGTTTTAAGAATACTACCAAATGCATCAGAAAAATCGCCTAGATGTTGTTCTTGTGGATTAATTGGTTCTGTAGCGCCAATAGCAACTCTTATAATTACTTTTGGCTTATAAGCCCCATCAGAAATAATTGATAATTTATCTAAATGATTTACTAATTGGTCTGCTGCTAGCAAAAGAAAATTCCATCTAGGATATATGCTAACAGGAGTATAGCCAGTTAATGAAAGGCCAGTAGAAATTCCTAATTGTAAATTTTCTGCCACTGGCATTTCCATTTTTTTTGAATCATGAATTTTTTCAAATGTTTTTGCTATTGCAATTCCACCATATTTAATTCCTTGACCCAAAAAGATTGTATCGTTTTTTTCTGCCAACCAAAGCATTGCTTTTTCTAGCTCTTCTAAATAATTCATAATTTCCTCTTTAAAATAAAACTTTTTCACCGATACCTGCATGCGGGAAGGCATTTTTATATTCATATCTGATGCATTTGGTAGATAATGAAGAAATTTTTTCTATATCATTACCCCATACTTCTCTTGTTGGAGTAGTGACACTAATCTTATTATCGGCTATAACAAATGTAATTGGTAAGTCATGAACCTCTGAATATCTTATACACTCTTGAACGGTGCCGGTATAATATGCCATGTCACCAATAAAACACCAGACATGGTTTTTGCTGTTATTTCTTTTAATTCCTAAAGCAGTACCAGTAGCAATCGGAGCATTACCGCCAACTATTGCTGAAGAGATTATATTATATTCTTTAAAAGAAAGAGCTATAGATTTATTTCTCAATATAGCATCTTTTACTTTATCAGCTGGTACGCCTTTTAATAAGCACTCTAAATGGCTAGCCCAAGTAAAAAAACAATGATCATCGTGATTAATTTTTTTAAAAATATCAATTAGTATTTCTTCGTTTCCACCACGTAAATGTATTGGAGACTTAATTTTTTTATCTTTAAAAAGTGCAAAAACTTCAAGTTCAAATTTTCTTAAATCGTCTTTTGTGAGTCCTGTGTCCATTTTTCTCTCCAATAGTTTTGTATTATAATATCATATTTAATATTTGATTTGTGCATACCCCAAGTAGCTTGCTCTTCATGCCATCTATAATAATATCCTAACCATTGAGGAACTGGAAATACAAAAATATTTTTATCAGCTAAATTAAAATACATATCATAATCCGCAGCACCGCTATATAGTTCTGGCTTTGTTTTTAACAAGCCGGTATCATATAATTTTCGATTATATACAACAGTCGGTGTGTTAACAACACATTTTTTTAATAATTGTTGTTTAAAATCGCTTATTGAATTATAAGAATGATTAATAACTTGTAATTCTTTATTATTTTGCACACCTTTAATGCCACTTTGCAAAGCTAATATATTATTAGGGGCTTTAGAGAATATATCAATATTATTTTGAATAAAATTTGGATGTAAATAATCATCCGATGCCATTATATGGCAGTAATCTCCAGACATTTTTTCTAATGCTTTATCTCTTGCCTCTTCCCAACAGAATGGATAGATGTTTGGAGCAGTATCAATATTCAAACTGTTATATTTGTTTTCTTTTATTTTTTTTAAAAGATCATAACTGCCATCCGTACTCTCATTATCTATACAGAAAACTTCTATATTTTTATATGTTTGCGAATAAATAGAATCTATACATTGTTCAATGTATTTTACACAATTATATAATGGTACAATTATTGATACTTTTGGATTAAACATTTGTTTTATAAATTAATTCTTTTACTCTATTAATATACGTATGATTATTTAATACGTAATTCTTGTTATTATTTTTTAATTTTTCTAAACTATTTTTATCTAAAGATAAATATTTATTACATAATTCTATATATTGTCTATTAGAATTAGCTAATTCTAAATCTGGAAACAATCTAGATAATTGTTTTATATTATCTGAAACTAGTATACCATTTATACCAAGACTTTTAAAAGTTCTCTCATTAGTATCTAAGCCTAATTTTCTTTGATAAGCATCATGAATGTTTATTGATATTTTGCTATTATAAATAATATTTTTTTCTTGTTCATGAGTAATGTTTTTATCAATGAAGAAGCCACATTTTAAATTACTTTTTTTAAATTCTTCAAATACTTCTAACATGATTTTATATTTTTCATCATATGCATTATTTGCTCTACCACCTATAAAACATACATCGAAACAATAATTGCTCCTATCCTGTAGCTCAGAATAAGAGATGCTATCAAAAGCTAATGGCAGGGTATTAACGTCGCCCCATTCATCGTAATACTTACATTGATCTAAAAAAGTCCATTTATATATATTTTTATTACTTTTTATATCATTTATCAAACTTTTATCTATTAAACTAACAAAGTTAGGATGTAATCCCCAAGGATTTTCAAAATAAGTTGGCTGCACAAAAAGAAAAACTTTGTTTGCATTATTTATAATATTAATATTTTTTTTTGTAATACATGAATCTAAAGTCATTAATAAATAATTTTTTTCATTTATTAATTCTTCTAAATAATCATAAAAATAAACATCATAACCTATAGACTTCCAAGCATTATAATATCCATCATATATCCATTTTCCAGCATATGAAGAATGCTTTTTTATAAAAACTTTCATATTTTATTAATCTCTTGTAAGATATTTTCTAATCTTACTTTAGAATCATGATTTTTTAAAAATCTTTTATAACCAGCTTCAGCAACGCTATTACAGAATTTTTCATTTGATAATAAATATTTAAGCTTTTCTAACATCTCATCATGTTGTTTAAATGTAATAATCTCTTTGTTAATTTCAAATAAATCTTCTAGACCTTCAGTATATTGTGTTAATAGCGTTGTTTTTACTGATGGTATTTCAATCATCCTTAACTTCATTTGTGTACTTTTGTTTGGGTCATTTTCATTTATACTAAAATTTATCCCAACTTTTGATAAAGAATAATTATTCATCATTTCTTCTTGTGAAACACCAAAAAACATATTAACATTTATAGAATGTGATCTAAGACTTTGTATCATGTTTGCTCTTTGATTATTTAAAGAACCGCAAAAAGCTACATCATAGTTTTTTCCACTATTAATAAGTGATAAATCCGAGTTAGTATGCCATAGGCCAAGAATAATATTTTTATAACCTATATCTTTAAACTTTTCTAAATATCTTGGTTCTGGTGTCGAGCAAGCAGAAAACTTCCAGCATTGTTGTTTAGAGGTAGTATCAAATCTCCATGTATCATCACAAAACCAATTAAAAGTTTTTATATTTCCTTGTTTAGTAATATTTTCTATTTCCTCTAAAGGTTCATTTGGCATAAAATATTTATCAAAAGTTAAACAACAGAATATTAATTCTGGCTTAAACTCTTCTACAACTTTTAAAAAAGATAATTGTTCTTTTTCAGAAATATCATAAAATTTTACTTGATGACCTAATTGTAGTAATGGGATATAAAAATTCCAATACCCAGCATCAATTCTTTTAAAAATACCTCTTTGTAAATATTTATTCATTACCAAAAGAATTTTCATTACATTAACTCCTGCACTGTCTTGGTTATTGATATTCTTTTATCTTTCATTAGTTTTATTAATTCAATACCTTTTATGTTAAACCAATCTTCATAAGAAGCTCCTACTTTATCATTAATAATAACAGAAAGATTTAACATTCTACTTTCCACTACTAATCTTGAGAGAGTTTCGGGAGTTTGAGGAAAAAAAACTAATTTTTTATTTTTACTTAATTCTTGTAAAAAATCTTCATATTTTAAATTTGGTATTAACTTATATGGTAAGTTTTTAACTTCACAATATTTTATAGCTCCAGCCGTATTTTTATGCCAATTATTACTTTCCATAATAGCACAAGTATCTTCTTTAGAATTATTACATAAATTCTCTAGCATATTAAGAGTATTTACAGGCCAAATATTACCACCTAAATTTATTAAATTAACATTTTCTAAATTATTTTTAATAATATTTTTATGAAATATACTTTGGCAAAGAACAGCAACCGCTTTTGTATAAAAAGATTCATTTATAATTTGGTTTTTAGGAGCAATATAATTTGGAAAAATAGCTGGGTTTCTTGTTATAAGGTATTTATGATCGTGTTCATAAATAATATATTTACAATTATTTGTTATAAATTCTATACATGCTTTGTGTAATTGTACAAAATTAGCAACAATAAAAAAACAGTCTTTATTACTTTTTACGTAATCATAGCTACAATTTCTAGAATTTATTTTTTGTATATTATAACCAAGATTGTTTAATATATTTATTAATTCATCATTGTTTAATTCTCCACCACCGGCTATTTCATTAGAAAAATAGTCAGCAATAAAAATTATTTTATTCATGCTCTTTTATGCTTTCATCTAATTTGATATCCTTTAGCCAACTTTCAACATCAAACTTGGTATATATCAAATTTGAAAATTTATCTTGTAGTTTCTTTTCATTTAAGAAATCTTTTACATATGGAGATAATTTTTTAGCTACTGATTTATACCTACCATGATCTTTATAACAATCTCTTAATTTTGTTTTATAACTTAACATATTTGGATACGCCCAAGAAGTTCCAGCTTCTAAAACACCAGCCCAAACATGTTCATTGGCTATTGGTTTAATATCATAATCTATTTTTCCAAACATCCTTTTTTCTGAACCGTCATCATCTTTCATATATAGGAAATCTGTATGGCCGCTCCAATCCGTAGCTATAACTGGAAGAGCATTTGCTGCTGCCTCCATAAGCGGTAAACCATAACCCTCTCCATGAGTAGTAGAGACAATTGCTTTAATTTTTGGGTTACTATATAAACTGTACATTTCAGATTCCGACAAATGACCATGCAGTAGAACAACAGAACATTTACGCTCTTTGTAGCTCAATAAAAGATTTTTTAGTCTTTTTTCAGTGATACTTCTGTCAATTGTAGAATCATTTGCGGTATTAATTTTCAATACTAAACCAACTTCATCATTTTTAAATTCTTCTAAAAATCCAATTATTGTTTGTTCTAAATTTTTTCTTGGTGACCATTGACAAACGCATAAAAAATTAAAATCATTTTTTAGTTCAAGATCTAGATCTTTTACTTTTTGTTCTCTGAAAGGCAAATGTACTACTTCTACTGGAGCTGTTACCTTATATTGCTTACCGGAGTTATCACCAAACACAGTATCAATAAATCCTTTTTTAGCATGTTCACTGATTACAATAATTTTATCCATTATTTGCGATGGTTGAAACCATGCTGGTGATATCAAGTTTGTTTCTATACCAGCTGTGTAACCTATGTTTATTGGGGCAATCTTTTTCCATTCATTAGGAATAGATATCTGTATACAGATATCAAAAGCAGGTTGGTTATTGCTTTGTTGATAATATAATTGTGTTTTCATTATACAATTATCTATTTGCTTTCTTTCTTCGTTGTTTTCAAATAACCATCCTGTGTTTCCCCAAGCTGTTGGCATCAAATATAAATCAATATCCGTATTGTTTTGTAAAGCTCTAAAAGCAAAACGAGCCATTTCTCCATACCCACTTCTAGATAAAACAGGTCCAGTAATAATTATCTTTTTCATTTTATAATTCCTTTACTCTATAAGATGTATAGTTTTTTCTTGTTTCCCAAGAACCATGTTTTTCATGAAATTCAGTGAATATTTTATCCCATCTATTACAAAAATTATCAAAATTATAGTTCTTTAAAACATGTTGTCTACCCTTTTCACCAAGAGCTTTTCTTTGTTCTCTGGTCATATTGTGGATTTTTAACATTGCTTCAACAACATCTTTATTAGATACTCTGTCTTCATAGATCCAAGGTGTATCTAAAGATCCAATTACAGCCTTGCTGCTAGGTTCTATTCCTACTCCAAATTCTTCTACACCATCTGTAACTTGTTCGCGTAAACCACCAGTTTTATTAACTATTACTGGTGTTCCGCAAGATAAAGACTCTAAACAAGAAAGACCAAATCCCTCTGCATCGCTTATATTGATAGTACAATCAGCGGCATTATAGAACTTTGCCATTTCATTAGGATGAATTTTAGCTGGTGATAAAATAAAATTATTAGGTGTTAATCCTAATTCTTCTGCAATTGCTATAAGATCTTGACCATTTGGATCTCTTGGATCGGTATGCATTAATAAACAAGCTTTATCATGCCCCACAATATCTAAAAATTCTTTAAACCACCAGACTACGCTACCACTCATTTTTCTACGAGCATTCCTATTAGTCCAGAAAAATAAAGTTTTATTTGGATTATAGATATTTTTATAATCTTCAAAATCTAATGGTTTATAAAATTGTGGATCTACTGCATGAGGAAGGTATTCTTCTTCAACTTCTGGAGCGACTGTTCTTACAATATCGCTGGTAACTTTAGAAATAGAAACAATTTTATCATTACTAAGATAAAATGGTCTATTATAATTAGGATAAGGATAATTATCCCATACATGATAATACATCATGGGAACATTAGCTCTTATTTCTTGTTCAATAGACCATAACCACGTATAAAATCTTGGATCTGTCATAAACCATAATATATCTGGTTTTTCTCTCATTAATAGACTTCTGATGAGATCGGGGTTTCCATAGCCTTCTACTGGAAATATAACATAATCATCGCCATATTCATTAAACTTTATTGGTCTATTATCTGCATGTTTTATGGCACCACCAAGAGAAATAATTTTATATTTTCCCGTTTTCATTAAACTTTCAAGAATATAATTAGTTTGTGTACCAACTCCGCTAGGTGATCTGGGATGATCGCTAATCGTTAGAATCTTAATTTTTTTGTCTGACATTTAATTTTTCCTTATCTAAATCTGAATTGTACATTAATTCTGCTAATTCTTTTAATGATGTTTTTGGATTCCAGCCAAGAACATTCATTGCTTTATTTGCATCAGCTAACAATAATGGTACTTCACTGGGTCTTTTATATTTTTCATCTATAACCACATAATCCATTAAATTATAACCAGCTATTTCAGAAACGCAATTAATAAAATCTAAAATAGTTCTAGTTTTTCCTGTTCCTATAACATAATCATCTGGTTTATCTTGCTGTAGCATTAGCCACATAGCTTCTACGTATTCTTTAGCATAGCCCCAATCTCTTTTAGCATCTAAGTTTCCTAGCCTAAGTTCTGTTTGTAAACCTAATTTAATACGTGCTGCTGCTTTTGTTATTTTTCTAGTAACAAATTGTTCGCCACGCCTTGGAGATTCATGATTAAATAAAATGCCAGAACAAGCAAAGATATTATATGCTTTTCTATAGTTAATTACTAAATTATGTGCGAATACTTTAGAACAAGCATAAGGAGAAACTGGAGAAAGTATTGTATTTTCATTCTGTGGAGCACTAATATTATCTCCAAACATTTCGCTAGTAGATGCTTGATAGAATTTAATATCTGGCTTTAGGTTTCTAATTGCTTCTAAACAATTTAGAACTCCTGTTGCATTTATACTAAGTGTACTCTCAGGAGTTTCAAAAGATATTCCTACATGACTTTGCGCTGCTAAATTATAAAATTCATCAGGTTTATGATGCTGTATCGCTCTCCAAATAGATGAAGCATCAGTAAGATCACCGTGTTCTATAATAAAATTAGGATAAGATAAAAGATGTTCTATATTATAGAATTTTTTATCTTCCATAGAACTTCTTCTTACTAAACCAATAACTTTATAATTTTTTTCTAATAGTAGTTCTGCTAAATAACTACCATCTTGACCATTTACACCTGTTATAATCGCTGTTTTCATTAAGGACAATCCTTAGTATTATTATATTCACAATATTTACAATTTAACCTATTTTTAGGAAAAAAAGATTTATTAATACTATATAACGCTTTTAACAATAAGTTAAAAGCGTTTTGTGTTTTTTTATCTCCACTTGTAACACGAAATATTTCAACTTGATCTTTTTTAGCAATTCTTTTAAGAAGTGCAAAATGTGTTTCAATATTTTTTGGATCTATTCCATGTTTTTGAGCATAAAAATATTTATAGAATGTTAATTGATATGTAATCATAGGATCGCTTTTCTTTTTAGCATCCCAACCCCATGCACAAGTTTTCCAGTCTATAATATGAACTTTACCGTCTTCTGTTTTAATAATTAAATCTATGTATCCTTTAAAGTTATAATTTAATTCTGGGACTTGTTTAATCGATTCATAAATATCTTCTTCAGCAGCCAGCACAGAAAAGTTACCAAAATACTGCTTAAGCGCTGGTAATGCTAGCGCTGATAGCATTACACCTTGTTCTTTCATTTCAGTAATGAGCTTTTCATCAAACTTAACATCATTGGGTACTTTTGATAGTTCATCATTAAATTTATTAGTAAAAATTTCTATTTCATTAAGAGAATTATCAAGTAATTTTTTTTCACAAGCCTCATGAAGAGAAGTACCAAATATGGTATATTCGGTGTGTTTATATTTTTGTATATTTTCTACGTATGTTAGTTTATATTTAAACGGACAATCGTTCCAAGTCTTTAATGCAGAAAAAGAAATATGATTAGACATTATGTACCTACACTTTCTAGGCACATTATATCTATAAATTACTGTTTTGTCAAGGAAGAGATTTTAAAATATAATTTCGGACATAATTTGTTAAAATACTCTGGTCTTATGTCTGAAAAATAATGTTCAAAACCATTTGAAAAATATTCTCTTAGGCTTGTTGCTGCATATGGAGAAAGAAATATATTTGTAGTTAATAACGCTAGCTTATCATATCCAACGGTTTTATATAAAAAGTTATCAAATTCTTCATCAAATTCTAATTTGAGATATAAAACAGGATTACAAAATAACTTATTACTTTCTAATATACTACGTAAACTTTTTCTTTTATTTATAAATTCACTTATTATTTTTTCATCACCATAAATATCTTCTTGAAAATATTCTTCTAAGTTATGCGCTAATTCATGAATAATAGATTTATATAAATTTTCTTCATCTATTTGATTGTTACTAAGATAGATTGCTCCATTCATATATACTGATTCTACATTTTTTGCATCTAGTTCTGGAAACTTGCCAATATAAACAGCATCTAAATTAGAAAATAAATTTTTAGGTATATTTTGTTCAATTCTTTTTAAGACATTAGATAAATTTATTTCATCATTAGATATAAAATCTTTTATCATTACAGGAATATCATTAAATAAATAATATTCTCTATTATTTTTTTTTGCTTTATTAGCAGAAGATTTTATATATTCTATACTACCCATTTTTTTCTTTACTTTCTATATCCGCAAAAGCTTGCTTATATCCTCTAATAAAATTTTCTTCTGCTACTGTTAATACAAATTCTGGAAATTCATCGGCCATAACATTAATTAACATTTCTACAGTAACTTCATCATTTTGTGGCTTTAATTTATTACCAACATAATCAACAAGCCATGCTTTAATAGGAGTGATTTTTTCTACAACCTTATCTAGTTCTTCGTTTTTAATATCTTCCATATTATAATACAGTAGCTGCCAAAGATGCTACGGCAGAACGTTCGCCTTTCTTTAATGTTATGTGGCCTACAATTTCATAAGACTTTAATTTTTCTACAGCATATGTAAGACCGTTAGTTGTAGCATCTACATAAGCATTATCAATTTGTTCTATATCGCCAGTTAAGATAATTTTAGTACCTTCACCAACGCGAGTAATTATAGTCTTTAACTCATGTGATGTTAAATTTTGTGATTCATCAATAATAATATAGGCATTAGCTATAGAACGACCACGAATATATGTTAGCGCTTCCATTTCTATGGTTCCCTGCTCCATCATCATTTTAAGATGTTCTTTGTCTTCGCCCATAAGAAATTCTAGATTATCTTGTACCGGCGCTAACCACGGTGACATCTTTTCTTCTAGAGTTCCCGGTAAATAACCAATGTCTTTACCCATTGGTTGTACTGGACGAGACACAATAAGTTTTGTGTATACTTTATCTTCAAGAATTTGTTGAAGACCAGCCGCCAATGCATTGAGCGTTTTACCACTTCCTGCGCGTCCAATAAGCGATACAACCTTTATTTCTGGATCCATAAGCAATTCAAGAGCAAATTGTTGCTCTTTATTCTTTGCGTGTATGCCCCAAATACCATTCTTATATTCTTTAGCCTTTGTTAATGGCAAATTATATGCTTTAAATCTAGCCAATGCTGTTTTTTTATCATTAGCATTTGATACAAGCATGATAAATTGATTTGGATATAACTTAATGTCTTTTTCATCAAGCAGTATTTTTTCACCAGCATAGAAACGATCAATAAATGCATCGTCTACAAGATACTGGGTGAAGCCAGTAAACACTTCTTCTACTCTTTCTACTATTTGATTTGGTACAAAGTCTTCAGTCAATACACCAACAGAGTCGCACTTAACTCTCATGTTAATATCTTGCGAAACAAGAATAACATTTTTATTAGTGCCTGCTTCTTTTATTTGTGTTAAACCGCAGGCAAGGATCTGATTATCAGGATGCGCTTTATCATATGCATTTGGCAATAGTGTAAGGTCGCAATTTAGTGTGCGTATTGTGCCTTTACCTTTGCCAAGTTTAATGCCCTCAACTATATCGCCGCTCTCACGAAGAGCATCTAATTTACGAATGAATTGTCTTGCATTTGCACCAACTCCATCTTGACGTTTTTTATGCTTATCTACTTCTTCTAAAACCTTTAGAGGTAAACCAACATCATTATTCTTATACGAATTAATTGCTTCTGCATCGCTCAACAATACGTTCGTATCGAGAATATATAGTTTTTTTGACATTATTAATTCCTTGATTTAATTTTTGTACCACTGTAAATAGTATTTTATGCTTTCTTTTTATGATATTTCATTAAAAAATCATTCATAGCAATACTGCCCGCAACTGCGGCATTCATACTCCTAACACTTCCATATTGGGGAATATAAACATATCTATCGCAAATAGCGAGTGTTTCTTGAGTAATACCAATTCCCTCTTCGCCAATAATAATTAGCGGATTCTCAGGCCACTCAAAATTATAAATACTTTCTGCTTGAGGGACGCTATTTTCAAGAGCAACGAATGTATACCGCTCTTTAAGCTTTATAAGCTCTCCACGGTCCTTTAGATTAATTATGTCGGTATAGTGATGCGTTCCAACGGTTCCACGCCTATCGTATTGTTTACGACCAAGATAGAACATTTCACGACCATTCATGGCGTTACATGAACGAAGAACGCTAGACAAATTAAAATCTCCAACAAGATTTTCCATCATAACTGCAAATGGAAAAGATTTTTGTTGGAGATCTTTTTTAATTAATTCTGTAGTCCACTGAGTAAGGCGGTCATGCTTGTACTTATCAACAATATTATAATTTTGAATGTTAGGGTTGGTTTCCATAGTGAGAAGATTCTACTTCTCTTGTTTATACTTGGCAAGCTGTTTCTCTAGAGCATCTAAAAAAAGAGCATTAAATTTTTCTTGTGACCAAGTATCCCAATTCATTGCTTTAGTTAGATTAGTTTGGAACTCTTCACTAACATCAAAATGAATCGTGCAAGTACCATCTGGATTGTCTACAATATCTGCAACAGTAATAGAGCCTATAATGCCTTGAAAATTATCTACGCTAGATTCCGTCTTCAAAGTAGGGTCTGATGGATTCATAAAGTTTCTCGTCGTTTGTAGGTAATTCTAACCATGTAGCTGCATAGTCTTCACTATGTAATTCCCATATTCTTCTGCATTGTGAATTCTCAGCATAATAACCTTTATCAATTAAAAGTCTTTGAATACGATTAATATCTTCTATATGTTCTCTATTTATTTCTTTTACTTTGATTGTTTTAAGAGGCATGTTTATTTTTCTTTTTCTATACAGTTATAATGTATTAATCTATTTTCCATATCCATAGCTATAATTTGGCAAGCCATTTCTATATGTCTAGTTCTAAAAACTAATAAACTAGTAGTAATTAACGATATAATTAGAGCAAGCAAACTAAAACCTGCGGCTATTTTCCAAACTGATGTTTTTATACTTTTGTTATTTTTCATAAAAAACCCTCTAAAGTAATTAGAGGGATAAAGTTTAATCATTAATTTTATCTACTAAACCATATTTTAAACACTCTTTAGCATCAAAATAAATATCTCTTTTTAAAACATCTTTTAGTATTTTTTCTGGGATTTTTGTTTTAGAAAGATAAATATTTTTTATAGCTGTCATCAATTTATTATTATTTTGCATATCATCTACTAGCTCTTCATATTTTCCAAATGATGCAGAGGACAATTGATGAATAAGCATATAAGAATGTTTATTAATAGAGCGCTTGTGTGCCATGACACTTATTAATGTTGCAGCACTAGCAGCAGAACCTTCTACAATAGAATGCACTGGAACTTTACATTTACGAATATAGTCAACTGCCGCTAGTCCATCAAACAAACTGCCACCGGGACTATTAATATGAAGTTTAATTTCTGGTAATGGTATATCTAATACATTAGCTGTATAAATAAGATCATTACTCATTTCTTTAAGAGATTTGTTTAAGGTTAATACACTTTCTTTAGAAACTTCTGTATAAAAATATATACTGCTGTCATCAGCAGTAACCTCAAGATTGTCTTCATCCCGTTCTCTTGTTTTACGCTTTGGAGAATCTTCTTTTTCTTCTTCAATACGCTTAACAAGTTTAAACATATGTCACCTATTTTTTGGTTAGTTTCTTCTTACTGGTTTTATCTTTTGTTGCAGCTACTTGTTGCTCTACTTCTTTTACTGCATTTACTAAACTTGGATCTACTCTGGATTTAACAACGTATTGACTTTTTTCTTCACCACATCTTTTAATTTTAAACTGCATAGTAGCAGCCTTCTCAGACAACTGCAAGCTTTTTTTCAGTGAAGCAGCTTCTTCATAAGTATTTACATATCTTTCATTTATCCAATTTTGGTCTGACATGTTTTTTCCTTTTCTTTTTAAAGTCTTCTTCTGTTAGTTCTGGATGTCTACACGCTTTTAACATCATAGATATATCATATTTTAATTCTTTTGAAGATTCACCCCAAGGTATTTGATAATCAGTATACCCTACTGGTTTACCGCTTAAATCATAATATACTTCTATTATACTATATTCTTCATTAAAGTTATTATCTATTCTTTTAAATACTCTATAATTCCAATGACTAATTTTAGATTTTTTCATAAAACCTCAAAAAATTAGGCGTGTTATGACACCAAAGAGCGATCCCTTGATTGAGTTACAATCGTGATCTTTTCCTATTCCCCAACCAACACAAGGTTCATAATATAGACATTGAGAATAGCCTCCAGTTTTTGATTATCTACAGGGTTCATCAAAAACCTTCGTCAGCGCTTTCGTTTTTTCTCCCGCTGTTAACGGACTATATCTTTTTTGAATTGGATTTTGGCTCACTCATTAAAGATGGCTACCCCTAAGCCAACTACCTAATAAAAATTTGGAGATAGCGAGAATCGAACTCGCGTCCACCAATTACTAGTATAAAGTCATTCACAAGATTAGTTAAATTTTCTAATTTAACAAAATATCTCATAAATTTCCAACCATCCTTAATGAGAATCGGATCCACCTACAACAAGTAGGGTAACCATTTTTTACAACGTTGTAACTTTTCTGTTTCTAGGTAAGTTACCAACCCAACTAATTAAGCAGCTAGTGCGTAATCAGAAAGCTCAACATTATCGTTGGCGTTTACTGTTTTGTAATTGTTTATTATAGTCTATCAATTACTCAGACTTCTTGCACTTTATATTTTGTTTTCAGTGTCGAAACCTAGTTATCCCCCTAGTTCTTTTAATGCTGATTCGCTGTATTTAACACGGATATCGTGATGAAGTTTTGCATTACCGTTTACTTTGCGAGTAATTTCATCAAGATTCCATGCATCAGCTAGTTCTAATAAATTACGATCTTTAAAATATTGGCAAGCAATTCTAGTGCTAATATCTGGTTGACAAGCTAATTCTGGATTATTAACAAGATCTACTCCTAGTTTTTTAGACATAGTAGTATAGTTAGCACGACCTGTCAATTGAAGAACACCACGACCAATAAACTTTGGACCGTCGCCAGCTTCTGTATTGCCAAGATTTTTTCTACCTTCATAAAGAGTACCAGTTGGTTCAGCAGCGTTTTTTGGATCTGCTTTATTATATTTAGATGGTAATTCTTTGTCGTATTTTAATTCACCACTTTCGACTCCTACTTGACCAAGAAATGCTGCGATTCTTTTTGGTGTATTGATAGCAAATTCTGGAAATACTTTGTTAAAAGCATCAGTATATAATTTTAATTTATCTGCTGATATTTTAGGATATATTTTCTTTAGTTGGGATTCTGTTATTAGTGACATATGTTTCATCTCCTTTCTCTGTTGGTTGATAGCAGTGTTCTAAATTATATTTTTTTAATATCTTTTTGAATCTGCCATACTGTAATCCTAAATATCTAGCAGCCTCGGTTTTTGACCTAGTAATTGATATAGAATATTTAAGTAATGCCTCTCTACATAAATTAGGCATAGATTGCCAAAGTGGTAAACCATACAAAGGAACACCAATACTTTTATATACTAATTCTAATTTAAGAGCTATTAATTCTTCTAATGATAAATTAGAAACCATAATTTCAAAATAATCATTACTTTTATTTTGATTTCTTAAGTCTCTAATAGTAGAATATATATTATAGTTTTTATTTATTTTTCTTTGATAAATCATTAGCAACTCCCAAGATAGCGTAACCTGCTATATCATTCCAAGGAGATTCATCAAAAGCATTTTTATTATTAGCTATTCTAAATAATTTATCTATTACTCTAATAATAGCAAGAGCGTCCGTATATTGTTCTGGTTGAATACCATTAGGATATAGGACGCTCAATATTTTGTGACATTCAGCGAAAGAACTACCATATGCTGCATTTTTTTTATCTACTAAACTACCAATTTCTTCACCAATTTGTTTATATGTTTTATTAGTCATTATACAACCACTATAACATATTATACTGGTTCGTTAACTACTTTCTTTTTCTTAGTAAGAACTGTCTCGTTAACTTCAGTAATTACAGGTGGTTCTGGTTTAATTTCTTCAACTTGTGGTTTTTTTTCTTCTATTTTTTCTTCTATTTTTTCTTTTACAGTTAAAATTTCAGTTTTTTGCTGCTCTGCCAATTCTAATCTATAAAGTTTTTTTCTTCTTGCTGGGTTCATAAATTTTCCTTTTTAGTTTCTTAACAACACTTTTTTTCTATACTATGCTTTACGAATGATAAAAAATATTATATTGTTGGTTGTTCAGCTGTTTCTGGTGCAGTCTCAGGCGCAACTGCAGTTTCAGCACTTGCTTCCAATTCAGCTTTCTTTTTCTGTTTCTCAGCTTCATATTCTGGAGTTGTTGGTTCGGGAACAATTGTTTTCAATTCGTCTTCAAATTGATCAAAATATAAACCAAGATTTGTTATTAAATATTTATAAAACGTTTTGCGATCACTTGGGTTTGATAAAAGAGAATAAGATTCTAAAGTTTGTTTTTGGATTTTCTTAAATGTCTCTAAGGCAAATGCTCTACCGGTCGTGTCTTCTCCCTCGATTGGCTGAAATGCATTTTCTGGGTCTTTTTCTGCTTCTGCAGCAGCAACTTTTTCATCTCGTTTAATATCAATAAACATCTTTTTCTTTGGATCTGTATCTTGTTCTTCTAATTCTTCTTGTGGTGCTCCTGTTTGAGCAGGTTCTTTGGTGTTCTTATCATCATCATTAAAATATACAGAGGCAGTAGATAATAAATTTTGTGTTGCTTTCATAACATGCGCTCTAAATGATTTACGCTGAGATAAGTCTGTAGTAAGATTCTTATAACCTGTTTCAATAACAGGAATAATATTATCTAATAGTTTAGCCAGCAAATTAATGCCAGTAGATTCATGAGGAGCAGTTTCTTTAACTTCTGTTAACATTTTACGTATTAATTTTCTTAAAGCTTTTTCTTCACGAAGTTCAACACGTAAATTATCTTTTTGTTCTTTACGAATTTTTAATAAAATATTTTTTATATAACTTCTTAATTCTTCTGTTTGTTCCATTGTTAAGACTCCAAATCTTGTTTTTTTACAGCATAACCTTGCGCTGCTGAAGAAGCTCCACCGGCTGTTGACATCTCTTTTACACTTTTAAAATAATTAATTTGTTTTTCTCTATTACGAACAGCTTGTTTAGAATTATAACATCCTAAGTTTCTTTTTGTTTTTTTTGATAATAAACAATATTTATTACCACGCTTAGTAATGGTTTCATTAATTATTTTTTCAATATTATTTTCATCTATAACTTTTTTTTCTAAAGATGATTCTGTAAAAGGTTTAAAAACATTTAATAATTCATTTATTGGTTTATAAAAACCTGATGGTTTATAAACTTCGCCGTCATAATAAAAAGAAAATTCTTTATTATTAGTATATTTATCTAAGTGTTTTAAATTTTTTAACTCATTTTTTAATCCTAAAAATGAATTAGAAGTATTAATATAATTAATTGAATTATTAATTTGTTTGTTCAATCGATTAAATGATGTATTATTAGTCAATAACATATATGCTTGAATAGTTTTTAATAAATTTATAGAATAATTTATTATAATTTCTTCTATTGGTTTAATAGCATTTTTTAATATTTCTTTTTTACTAAAATCATTTAAGATATTATTTCTAATATATTCTCTTTGTGGTACTTCAAGTTTATTATAAATATCTTGACTACCTATTCCTTTAATACCTAATACTCTTTTAGCAATGTTCATTTTTGATAAAGGATTATATGAACCAGTATTAGATTTTTCTAATAAAGCGTTTAATAATATATATACCCTTGAAAGTATGTAATCATCTATTGTAGAATCATCACCAAGAACAAACTTACTATTTCCAATATATGAGTTTGTATTACTCAATGAATTGTCAATTTTATTTACAGCATAATTATAATATTCTTGATTTTCGTGTTCTCTTAATTTTCTTATGGCAGCTACTTCATTTGTATAATTTTCATATTTTAATTTATTTTGCCATTCAGTTAAAAGATCATTAAACTTATTAACTTGTATTGTAACTTCTTTAACTATCATTTTACCAGATTTATCATATTCTCCATGACCATCTGGTAAAACATTAAAATGTTTAGTATTATAGTTAAAAGCATTATCAGGTTTTAAAATTATTTCTATTGTATAAAAAATATTGTTATCAGAACCAAATATACTTTCTTGTTCTTCTTGATTCATACTATTAATATTTTTTTCTAAGTTATTTAAAGAATAAAATATTTCTTCTTTTAAATTTTCACAAGTTTTTAAATATTCATTAATATTTTTATATTTTTCTTTTATTTCTGAAGGGTTGTTAGCAATTAACAATTTTCCTTCTTTAATATTATATGATAATAAAACTTTTTTACCTTTTGGAAGTTCTTGTTTTTCTAGAACAAAATTAGAAGTTTTTGATAAAGCCTCTTTTAAATTTTTAAAAGATAGCTTACCATTTTCATATAAACTTCTAATTGATCTTTCAAAAAGTAAATTTTCCACTTTATGTTTCCTTATCACCAACAAATATTTTATATGGCGTATTTGTATTCTTTAAAGATGGAACACTGTTTACATGCTGAATAAACGGCCTGTAAACAGTGGTTCCTCCAGAACTACCACTGAGCCATGAAGGATCAATATTTATTGTAAAGTCCCTAGGCATTATTTTTTAATAAAACGACGAATTAGTTCATTATAAACTCTTTCTTCTTTAGTTTTAAATGCTTCATTTAATAAACGCTCGCGGGATTCAAAAAGAGTTGGATATGGATTTTTTTTGCTTTCTTGCATTTCTTCAGGTACATCTGAAGCTTCTAGACGTGCAATATATGCAGCAATTTCCGCGTCTATTTCTTCTCTTTCTGCTTTTCTTTTAGCTATTAACGCTTCTAATTCTTCATCAGACATCATTGGAGCATCATCTGCTTCGGCTCTTGCTGCAGCACGTCTTCTGGCTTCTCTTTCTTTATCGGCTATATCAAATGCCATAGCGCTATCATATGGATCTACCTTGGAACGCTTACCACGTACTGGCATTTCTTCTGGTTCTTCTACACCTTCATCATCATCTATTTCTAAATCTTTTAAATCATCTGCACTGGCTTCTTCACCAGTATCTAAATCTTGCCTTTTGTCCTCTTCTTCTTCATCAGGGCGATACATACTCATACCGCCTTTATGTGGAGCAGAACTTCTTTTTATTAACTTATCTAAATCTTCAATTTCATGTAGTCTGTCCATATCTTCCTTTTTCATTTCTTTTTTACCTTTTTTTGCTTGTTTAGCAGCTTTTTTCATTGGCTCTTTTTTGTTGCCGTCATTATCCAAATCTAAGAAATCTGGTTTAGAAGCTTCATTGAGAGTTGTTTTATTTTTTTTAAACATATTTTTTTTCTCCATTTTCATTGTGTCTGTCCAAGTACGAAACATCATATTTCCACGCTCAAACGCATCTCTTTCCATTTCTTTTAATCCTTCATCATGTAACATATAAGAAGGATCAGAAGCAGTTAAGGATATGTTTAGATTGTCATTAAAGCCATTTAGCTTTTGATCATGATGTATTAGCTCATGTGCAAAAGATCTAAGTACATCTTTACCATGCCTATCAGTTATAAAAAGACAAATTTCTTCTGTTTCTGGATTATAATAACCTGTTTTTCCTAGTATATCTTTTGAATTTTGTTTATCTTTTTTTAAAGTAACTTTAGGTTTCCTTTTCAAATTTAATAAATTATTGGCAAAATTATAGTATTCTTGAATATAAAATTTCAAGTCTTCATGACTAATATTTTCAAATAATAAATTGCTCATTATAAATAAAAAAACTACTTATGCACTATGTCATAAGTAGTTCTTAGGATAGATAAAATCTTAATTAATTAGTATATTTGGATGTGGATTACTGTTTCTTTTTTATCTTCTTTTTCTTTTTTTTGTATATATTTTTGATATTCTTCGTAATAATTTGGTAATTCTAGTAGTAATTCTTTTCTTTTTTCTTTCTTAGGAGGTAAGAACATTAATATTTCCTCTGGGAGAACAGCCCCCTAATATTATTTAGTATTATGCTTGAGCTATAGCATCTATTTTTTTCTTATTTATATTTTTATAAATCCTTCTGTAATGATCTGGATGATCTATCATAAGCTGAGATAGAAAGTCATTTCTAGCCGAACTTGACATTTTTGTAAAAACATAAACAATTTGTTCTATATCTTTTGACGATAATTTATCCGGCATTATTAATTTTTTTAAAAGCATCGTATGGTTCCTCAAAAGTGAAATACTTATTTTCTGTATACTTCATCAACTGTTCCCACACTATTACTGTTCTTTCGCAATCCGCTAAAGCAGTATGCGCCCTTCCACTGTATTTAATATTAAAATATTTGCACATGCTATCCATTGAACATGATTTTAGTTTTCCTTCATTAACTAGTTGTTGACCCATGCTTTTTGTATCAATATATTTTGGAATTTTAGGAAACTTTATGCCATATTTCCAATATTGTTTGGAAATAAAACGTAAATCAAAAATTAAATTTTGACCAATTAAATGATCTGATTTACTAAATATTTCTTCTAAAATATTAAAACATTTAACAAAAGAAATAGAATTTTTCCAATCATTTTCATTATAACCATTAATATTTAATGCTTCTGGTGAAGCAGCTAAAATATTGCTAGGTTTTATTTTAAATTCATGTTTTTTAAGACAGATTAAATCTGCATTATCTTTTAGTTCATATTCAATAATACCTAATTGAATTATTTCATGCTTTTTTAAATCCAACCCAGTTGTCTCAGTATCTATAGCGGTGATAAACATTAAATTCTTTCTAAATAAAATTTCCAACACTCTGGAATATTATTTAAGCCATAATATTCACTATTAATTTCTTGAATGTATGGAAGCTTGTTTGGTTTTTTTGGTACTTTAAATAGTTTAAAATTTATTTCTTTTAGACTTTTCTCACCTTTTCTTTGATTACAAGAATAGCAAGAAACAACAACATTTTCCCAAACAGTCTTTCCGCCATCTTTTTTGGGAACAATATGATCTATTGTAAAAGTGCTTAAAGAAACTTTTTTAACACAATATTGACATAAACCTTCATCTCGTACCCAAACATTTTTTCTAGAAAAACGGATTGATTGTTTATGCCATGTTTTTTTATTATTTTTAAATGCAATAACAGCAGGAATTTTTAATTTTATTGATGGTGACTTAATATAAGCATCGTATTCTTCTACGATATTTGCTTTGTTTAGAAATACTAATGTAACCGCTTTTTCCCAAGTAATAACACCAAGCGGTTCATAAGAAGAAGAAAGAGCTAGAACTTTCATAGTGCCTCCATAGCACGTACATCATACTAGCTCTTGCTCCGCAGGTAAAGCCCTTACTATACTTGGACGTGCATAATTTCAGTAGTGCTATTATCAGATTTAATATTTAAGTCTTTAACAAATACACTATTAACATTTCCACATTTAGCACATGAGAAAATAGGAATTGGTGCCATCATATCCTTACCTGTCTCGGTAACCAATCCAGAAACATGTTTTATTACAAACGTTTGATTAAATACTTCATTACTGCATTTTTCACAAGCAACATTTTTTGCACTTTGTACTTGCATAGCTGTTAAATTAGACATATATATCTCCTTATAAACTCATAATAATCATACCTGCAAATGCCATCAACAAACCAACTAATTTATGACCTTGTAACTCATTGCTTAGAATAATAAATGCTGTAGAATACCAAGCTGCATGAAAGAAGAAAGTTTGGAACACCGACATCAATGTTAGTGGTAAAATATTAGCTCTTAATTGATAAGCAAAAATACTAGCACTTATAAAGCTAGTTAAATAAGACCAATACCATCCATATAAACCATCTCTTATTGCTTTAGATAAAAAAGCAGCAAATATTCCATTGCTTACTAAACAAATAGCAACAATAATAATTTTTATTTGATTTGTCACTGGCATATTATAACATATTATAGTTTAATTTTACACATGTCCCATTCCATAATTTTTCTTCTTATTTGCGGCACTTTATTATTCCGATGATCTTTTTTGATCACTGCCCAATAAGCACCATTTTTTACAACTATTTTTTCATGACGTTTTATTTGTGCAGTAAGTATCCCTATGCCACATGATAAATTAAAATATGGATCAAATATTGTTTTTCTTATATCATCATCTTCAAATTGTATATCTTGTGTCCAATTAAAATCACAATAATTTCTCCAGTAAGAATCTTCATAACTCAATTGTAGCAATCCTTCGCTGGCTATAGTTTTTCTAGTAACACGATCTATTCCCAAGCTTGGTTCTTCCATGCGGGCTTTTTTATTCCAACCGCTTTCATACCAACTCATCATAGATATAAGCTGCGCCCAAACATCCACTTGTTCATCACGATTTAGTTTATAAAAATTTGGACAGAACAAATCCATATCCTGAACACGATCAAGGATCTCAAAATTACGATAGATTTGTTCACGCACATGATCACTCCAACGATAACGCTTTGGATGATCTTTTTCCCAAGCAAGAGGCTTGTGAATGGCGGCTGGCACAATACCAGAAAACAAAAAAAGGGCCGCGAGGCCCGAAACAATTTTTTTCCAATTTATCATGGATTTATATCCCTTTGTAATGTGTTAGCATATCGCGGAGGCGGTTTAACACTCTTCCAATATATGCTGCCAAAAAAAGCAGTAAGTATTAAAATAGCTCCAAGACCGGCACAAAATATCAAATTAAGTACATCAATTAATTCCCTTTTTTCTTTATCACTCATATTATATAGCTTTCCATAGCAACCAGATGATGCCGCCAGCTACACATAATAGTACAAACGCTTTGGCTATGTCAACCAAGCGGTCAAGTTCATTTTGATTCATGCTTATTCCTTTATAATAGGTATAACTTCTAATTGGTCATCATATAGATAAAGCGGCTCCTTATCCACCCCCCTATCGATCTCTATATAATAAGTACCAGTATATTCTTCTCTGTCTATGCCGCTAACATATCCATAAACATCTTCGTATTTACGAACACGAACAAAATCACCCAATTGTACAAGGCATTGGCGATTCATAAGACACTATTCAGGTTTAGAATTATCTAATAAATAATTTTCTACTGTTACTCCATAGGTATGCATAAAAGCACGCTCACAAGCTTCCATAAGCGCTCTATAATCTTCATTATAAAGCATTTCTGCTAATTCTTTTGGCGTATCTCTATAAAATTTTAAAATAGAACCATATGAAGCTTCTTCTGTTAATGATTCTTTAATGACTTCTCGTAAATATTCTTTAGTTATTTTCATAGTTTTCTCCTTTAAAATATATAGTCATAAAAGCAATAAAAAACCCGCCAACAGTGGGCGTGCCGCCATACAGCAGGGGGCAGAGGCAGTGCGGGTATCTTATTAAATAAGTGTTTGTACTTTTTGTAAATTGCTTATGCTATCTTCTATCAATTGTAGAACTTGTGGGTCACCGTTTTGTTGTTTGAAGGTAGAAGCTAGGGTAGCTAGATCTGCCATCATTACATCTATTCTGTCTACATTAATTTCGCGTTCTTTTTCTAGCATACCGCGTACATGGCGTACTTCTTCTTCATCATCGCTAGAATATGCTTCTTCTGCTCCAACTGCTTCTAGATCTGTTA